GTGGCTCGGGCACAAAGAGGAAAAAGAGTGCCCAGTCTTACTACAAGCAGCGCACTGCAAAGCAGTAACAAGGACATCCGACATGAAAATGAAGCGCCCGCCATCAGTGCGTGACGATATCTACGCCGCAATTGAGGGCGGTGAGGGTGGTGAAGGTATGGGGATGGAGAACTACGCCGCCCAGCCTGAAGGTCCGTCATTTGGCCCATCCGCTGCCAGTGCAAGGCGCGTGCGCCCCGGAATGCCCTATGAGACGGGAGAGCCAACGGTGGACGGTTTCAACCGTCAGCGCACGGGTGATGGCCCTGAGCAGGATGAAGCGTTCCCGGGGGTGTTTGAGGACCCCGCAGAACATGATCGCATGATCCAAGGCGCTTATCAGGCCGGGGTAAATGGCGACGATGATGCCATCCGCCCCATCATTGAAGGCCCTTATGGTCAGACCCCCTTCGGCCAGATGCTGAAGAAGGCGTACATGGAAGGGCGCATGAAGCGCGAGGCTTCCAGAGGTCGCAGGTAATCCATGCCATACAACGGGATCAAGGCCAGAGCGGCGCGTGAGCGCTTTGTCAAAGCCATGATGAAAAAGGGTTCTCCCGATCTGGATGTTCCCATTCGGGATGATTCCTTTGTTTCTTCCCCGTATGGCATGAGAGATCACCCGATCCTGAAGAAGCCAATGCTTCATGAGGGAATTGATTACGCCGCTTCCCCTGGCACTCCGATCTATGCATCAGAAGATGGATGGGTGGATGGAAATACGCCCGATCCGGTCGGTGGGTACAAGGTCACAGTGAAACATCCGGACGGGTATCAGACCCGATACCTTCACATGAAAAAGGTCTCTGAAAAGGGACTGAGGGGCGGCGAGGTCAAGCGGGGAGACATCCTCGGCTATGTCGGCACGACGGGCAGGAGCACCGGGCCTCACCTTCACTTCGGGATGCGGAAAGACAATCGCTCCGTTGATCCAAAGCAATTCTTCTACAAAGACTATTCAGGAGTTTAGGCCATGCCGAGTGGGGTTCGCTTTGCGCTCGAGCGCGCGATAAAATCGACAACAACAAAAGCAGCCTCGACGGGGTCCAAGGGTCCGTCCAGCTTCTTCGGAAAGAAAAAGAAATCTCCCAAGATCCAGACCAAGCTCGTCAAGATTTACCCATCCCGCACGCTTGGCGGGGAGGTCAAGGGATACCGGGACAGCGAAGGCCGCACATATGAGCCTGTAACGTGGAATGAACGTTCTGGAACGTGGCAGTTGTCCGACAGCCGCATGCACATGCGCCGCGATGATGGTGTGATCTTCAAGCTCCGCAAGGATGGGCAATATCAGATTGTCATTCCCAAGCAGCCGCGTCGCAAGAAGCCGCGTCGTCGTTAGAGGGTAGGGTAGATGCCGTACAGACCGACCGACGACAGTAGGTCAGATCAGGTCAAGATTTGGTTCCAGAACCACCCTGAGCTTGCCAAGCAATTCGCCGACAAGGGGTTCAGGGAGAAGGTCGCTGCTGATCTGAACGCATCGGGTCTGGATGTAACGGCAGACGATCTTCTTAATCCGGAAGTTCTGGCAGAACTTGGATCTTACTCCGAGCTCCCAAAATACTTCCCGTTTGTTCAGGACAGTATCGCGGACAAGAAGAAAGCCTATTACGACGAAAATCCGGATCAGGACCCGCAGTCAACAACGTCCAAGGTTCTGGAATTCCTTGGGCTTGACGAGCCGTACTACAACGACAGCCGTTCCTACGACTATGGCGAGAAGAAGTGGGATGAAAGCGTCAAGTCTGGAAACCCTGACATGTCGTGGTTTCTTCCTGCCATCACCGAGGGCGGGCAGCAAGTCCTTGATGGGTCAATGCCGGACACTTACGGAAATGAAGACCCGAGGACAGTAGGCGAAAAGGTCTCTGGAGGACTTCTTGGATTCTTGAATTTTCCGTTATTGGGTATGGAAGAAGAGGCTGCGGCTGGATTCGGCACCCTTGTGGACGGAGGGCCATATGAGAAAAATCTTGAAAAAACAAGACGCATAAAACAACTGCACGCTGAACATACGCCAGTCTGGTCACAGGCTCCGGAGATCTTGGCAAGCCTTCCGCTTTCAGCGCCTCTTCTTTCAGGGGGCATCGCTACAGCAGAGAAGGGCATTGAGGGGATTCGCAAGATGTTCGGCTTGGCATCCAAGGCCAAGACAGCCACGGGCGCGGCCATTCAGGAGGCCGCGGCGGCTGTACCTGCCACGGCTGCAGAAATCTCCGCCTATCAGCTTGGCGAGGCGGATGGCGATCTTGAAGACCGCATGAAGCAATACGATCCAGAGATGACAAAGAACATGATGCTGTTTCCGGCTGTGATGGGAGCGGGCGGAGGGGTCAGAGGGGCTATTTCAGACATGAGTGCAGTTGGAAAGAAAGTCGGCAAGTACGCGAGCGGCAAGTGGGATCAGTTCTGGTCCAAGCCCGCAGAGACAACGGGTGCAAAGGCTATGCCCCGCAAGCCCCCAGAGCCATGGGAAAACCCCCGCCCTCCCAAGAAACCCCGCAAGCCCTTTGATCTTCCAAAGGGAACGACACCCAAGACAGCATCGGTACGCGATGACATTGAAGATGCTATCGTAAACGCACCAAAGCGCAGGAAGTAAATGCTCCAGGTTCGAGGCAGGCAGGTCAGTCGCGGTCCCGCAGCCGTAGAGCGACCCTTGCCGCCTCCGGTGGGCGGGTGGAATGCTCGAGACGCTCTCGACAGCATGAAACCTTCCGATGCGGTTATTCTGGATAATTGGTTCCCGAGGCAGTCGGATGTCGTATCCCGCAACGGATACACGCTGCATTGCAATACCGCAGAGGGAAGTTTCTCCGTTCAGACATTGGCAGAGTGGAAGGCAACAACAAGCCGGAAACTCATCGCCGGGGTGAATGGGAAACTTATTGATGTTTCCACATCAACCCCGTCAACCATCGGAACTGGTTTTAGCCAGAACCGCTGGAAGTGGGTAAACTTCTCCGAGCGCCTGTTCCTCGTAAACGGAACCGACGCCCCGCAGGATTATGATGGGTCAACGCTCACCTCCACTGCATGGAGTGGGGTTGGTCTTACCATTGCCAATCTCTCCGACGTTACCGTGTTCAAGGAGCGTCTGTTCTTCATTGAAAAGAACACGCTTAACTTCTGGTATGCAGGGTTACAGTCAATCACCGGAACGCTGACCAAGTTCCCCCTGAAGTATACGGGGTCCTTCGGTGGTGTGCTCAAGGCAATTGGTACTATTACCAGTGACGGTGGTACGGGTCAGGACGATCTGATCGCCTTCTTCCTGAGTTCGGGTGAGGTGATTATCTACCAAGGCTCTGACCCGGGATCTTCTACCGATTGGGCGCGGGTGGGAACGTTTTACCTCGGCCCTCCGATTGGTAACTCCAGCCTTGTTCAGTTTGGTTCCGACCTGATTGCAATTACGGACGGGGCTTACACTCCCCTGACCAAGGTTCTCCCGTTTGGGCGAACTCAGCCATCCACCCTCGACCTCTCGGACAAGATCAGCCTCGCGGTATCCGAGGCCATGCGCCTCTACCGGGATAACACGGGGTGGCAGGCAATCTTCTACCCCCGTGGCCGAATGCTGATCTTCAACGTGCCAAGGTCAACCAGTGCGTTTGACCAGCATGTGATGAACACGGACACCCAATCCTGGTGCAAGTTCACGGGTTGGAATTTTCCCATCTTCGCCCTGTTTGAAGATGACCTGTACGCGGGTGGTACGGATGGGAAGATCTATAAGTGCAATGACGGGTATTCGGATAACGGAACCGCCATCGTATCGGACGCTCAGACTGCATGGAATTTCTTCGGGTCTTCGGATCGGCTGAAGAACTTCACCATGGCGCGTGTTATCTTTGCCTGTGTAAGCGATCCAGGCGCTTTGATTTCAATCGGGACGGACTTTGATATCTCCGTTCCAACTTCATCCGTCTCAACTTCCGCTGTTGCAAGCGGTGGTATCTGGGACGAGGCCATATGGGATGTAGATGTATGGGGCGGAGCGACCCAGTCGGTAAAAGGATGGCAAGGCGTGAACGGGATGGGTTACTCAGCTTCCATGAGGTTGCGAGT